GTAATTTGGTATAACAGGGTTAAGGCGCGCAACCCTGTGTTAGCCGAACAGGAGTGCGGATCGCACTAAGGCGGGTTCCTAGGACCTGCTATCGGCCACTAAGCTTGGAGGATTATGAAATCACGAATATGGCGAGAGCGACCGGCCATACTAGTGCAGGCAGGTTCCCCTAAACGGGCAATGTGGTATGCCAAATGTGGGGAGTGTTATAGAGAAAGGCACGCATTCACCAATAGGTTTTTGTCAGGCCACACCATCGTGAAAATATGGCTATTTGCACATCTCTATATTACACACGGAAAGGGTGAGCATAAACAATGGCTATAGAGCGTGATAAATGTGCGACTTGTGGCGCTACACTGAAAATTGTTGGTGTTGCAGAGTTTGCTACTCACACCGGTAGGACATACCATCAAGGGTGTATGTCTATACCAAGACACAAGCATGCACCTTTATGGTGGTGGAATACGCCAATTGCAACAGGGAAAGTACCTCTAGTACCATAGGAAAGGGGAAAGCCTTTGTGACAGATACGCTCGAATGGTTGCGCTTTCTGTACGACGGCTCACCCGGCTTCTTTGTGCTCACACCGTTCAAGAATGGCGCGGCACACAAGTCCCTATGGTATGGGACTGATCAAACCAGCTTGAAGCGGGCCGCTCGCACCATCGACAAGTACGCCGAGTCATTTGACCTATACGTTAGCGTGGCGACACATAGGGAAAAGCCCGTCCGTGGTCGTGGATCCGGTAAGACGGTAACCTCGATTCCGGGATTCTGGGCTGACCTCGATATTGGTACCGCCGGTCACAAGCCGGCTGACTTACCCAACCCAGATAACACGGAGCAAGCTCTAGAGATCATCAAGGGATTACCCAAGCCATCGGCTATTGTGCATTCCGGTGGTGGTCTCCAGGTGTACTGGAAATTCGATAAGCCGTGGGTATTCGATGACCCTACCGAGGCCGCTAAGGCTAGTGATGGGTGGCAGCGATTACTCGCAAAGAAGGGGGCAGAGAAGGGCTTTCACGTTGACACGTTGGGAGCCCTTCCCCAAATCCTCCGGGTAGCTGGCAGCCAAAACCACAAACTGGACAACAGCCGACCGGTAAAACTCCTAGAGTTTAATGGTCCAAGCTTCCCAGCCGCAGAGCTGTGCTCACTGGGTATCCCGATCGAGCGTGAGTATCACGAGGACGCCGGCAATGATCCACTGGGTACATGGGAGGACATCCTGCTACCCCACGGCTGCACGATCGTGGGCACTCGGGAGAGCGACGGAGCCACCCTTTGGACCCGTCCAGGTAAGTCAGAGAAAGCCGGTCATTCGTTCGTGACGGATCCCTACGGGGCACCTGTGCTGGTAAATTTCAGCGCTTCGTGGGGGCTGCCTACCGGGCCCAATCAACGGCTTACCAAGTTCAAAGTATGGGCACTGCTCAACTACGACGGCGATATGAAAGCCGCTAAGCAAGCATTCAAGCGGCTAACTCGTGACAGTCCAGCTCGACTAATTGAAATTGCTACGCGCTTCTCAGGGTACCTTATTGACTGGCAAACTATTTGGACGGAGACACCTCTTGAACCTGATTGGATTTGCGCACCGCTCATTGAACGCGGTAAAGCGATTGTTATCTATTCCAATCCAAAGTGTGGTAAGAGTCTATTACTTCATGAGATATGCGCCGGGCTTACCACTGGGCGATCTGTTTTGGGGAACCCAGGATCGGAACCGGTAAAGGTCCTCTATATAGACGAGGAAAACACGCGTAAGGACGTAGCCGAGAATATGTGGAAATTCGGCTATGGGGGAACTGATTTCAAGAATCTCGCGTACTATTCATTCCCATCACTGGATTTCCTGGACACCGAGGAAGGTGCTCGCCAGCTCTACGCCCTGGCTAAGGTCACCAATGCAGAGCTGGTAATCCTAGATACATTGTCACGAATGGTTCAGGGGGGCACCAATGACCCTGACACATTCACCAGTTTCTATAAATACACAGGTCGATTGCTAAAGGCAGAGGGGGTCGCTATTCTCCGAATGGACCATACGGGTAAGGACCGTAATCGCGGGATGATCGGTGCTAGCACGAAGGCCACTGATGTTGACTATGTGTGGGAATTGGGACAGGTAGAAGGAGGCAGCGGTGATTATCTCCAGCTCACTCGTACCCACGCGAGGCAACCGCACGGAGGGGGAATCGTTATGTTTGAACGTGTCGGCAGCCCCACTCCAGGCGAGGATGACCCAACTGAAGATGTAAATGTACGATTGCGAACGGTGGTCTATGAGTGAGGACCATTAAGCACGAATTAGGTACGGTCTACGTGCCCGGCGAGAATGACTCGCTAGACAAATTGTACAAACTCCGTCAGACCCAAAAAATCTGGGCGGCGGATACGGAAACGACCGGCCTAAGAATGTTCGCTCGGGACCGTTTACGCATTGCTCAAGTCGGTACGAAAAATGAAGCGTGGATCCTTCGACCTGAGTGGCACAAAAAGGCAATCATCGATTTGACAAAGGATGCGTGGTGGCATCACCTCACATTCGACGCACTATTCTTACAGGAGAGTTTAGGTGTACCTTTCGAAGCAACTGCAATTGGGGCAGACGACACTGAAGTGCGTTCTCGGCTATTGGACCCCCGTGGTCCCGAAAAGGGTGGTATTGGACATAAGCTGGAACAAGCCGCTGCCCATTATCTTAAACTTCCGGGTCTTAAGAAAGACGCTCGTTCTCATATTGTCGAGGCATGTCGAAAACTAAAGATCAAAGCCGCTGATATCTGGCGTGATTGTCCCATTGATTTGCATGAATACTTGTTGTACGCCGGGCAAGATGTGTTTCTGACTGCCCGACTGGCAGAGGTCATGATTGAGAAAACAAAGGAGCGCGGGCTACAGAAATTCGTAGACTTCGAACTACCATTCTCTCGACGCATTGCCAAGATGCAAATCAAAGGTATCCGTTTTGATCATGAATGGGCCAACAAGGCAGAGACACATTTCGATGAGCTATTCACTGAGTCCGAGGCTGTGCTACTGAAAAAGTGGGACATCAATCAGACCACTATGTATGCACATACCTCAAAGCAATCCCTGATCAAACGGTTTAAGGAGTTGGGTGTAGGTGAATGGCCTAAGTACACCTCGGGCGGTAAGAAAGGTATCCCGCAAGAGAGTCTTGATAAAGACGTACTCCAATCTTTCGTGGTATCAGGCGGTGCTGAAATATCAGCACTTGCTCGGGCGGTGTTCACTGCTAAACGCAACAAGCATTACGGCGATTACATCCGAGGTATGCGCAATAACTTGGGTAGTGACGGGCGAGTCCATCCGAATACCCGCCCGATGCAAGCCGCTACGGCGCGTATGTCAATCAGCGATCCTCCTTTGCAACAATTACCCCGGGGCGACAAGCTCATCCGAGGGTGTCTTATTGCCGATCCTGGACACGAGATCCTATGTGTGGATTATGCACAGATTGAATTCCGGGTTGGTGCGGCTATCTCGCAGGACCCGGAAATGATCCGCATGATCAAAGCCGGTGAGGACCTACACCATATCGCAGCGTCCTCTATCTATGGACCGGGCTACACCTCCGAGCAACGTAATATATGTAAGGGTATCGGTTTCGGATGGCTCTATATGGGTCGACCCAAGGGTGTGCTCGCCCAGTTAATGGAGAGCTACCCGGAAGACGCACCATCAATCGCCGCCGTGACTAAGGCAATGAAGTCACTCGATAATAAGTTCCCCGTGATGAAGCGGTGGGGGACTCGTGAAATGTATAGGATTAAGAATGGCAGAAGCACCATCATCACTGCTACTGGGCGTCCTCTTATCGTTGACGTTCCATGGGCAGCGGTTAACTATTACGTGCAATCAGCCGCGCGTGACATCTTCGCTACAGGAATTAACAAAGGGCACGCTGCTGGTCTCGGGGACTACATGCGTTTGGTGGTACATGACGAGCTTGTCAATAGCGTACCGAAACGATCCACCAAGAAATTGATGACTGCCTTTCAGAAGGCAATGGAGTGCACATTCAAAGGTGTACCTATCTTGACCGAGGCGGAGGTTAAAGGTGAACGATGGAGTAAGTAAGCGCTACGTAGTTGGCAAGCTAACCATTGCGATTCAACGTGACATACCTATCGGTACCTTGCTCGGACCAAAGGACACCACCGGTGAGTGGCTGGTGGTATTCGATAAGGATGATGAGAACTACCTAGTTGGTTACGCCACCCAAGATGAGGTAAACAGTGCTGTGGCACGAGCTATTGCTGGTGAATGCCATTCTATTGCGGAGACCCGGATTAGGCAAGCTGCGCGGAGTAAGTAAGTGGACCTATTCGCATTAGGTGTGTTGTCAGTTGTTGTAGGCATGGCTATTGGTCTGCTTACCATAGAGTTATTAAGGCGATGGTTGGATCGTAAATGGAAATAGTCCTTTGGGGTATGCTGCTATTAGGTGTGATGACAACAGATATATTCATTGGCTATTACTTAGCTGGATTAGTCCTTTGGTGGCTAACTAAGAGGAGGTAAGTGTACACAGACGGACTTGCATATCTCGAGATCTGTAACAGGTGTGACACGTTAGTGATCCGTGCACACTGTATCGGGTTGAGTGCTCGCGTTTGCCGATGGGCAGTGCCCCATAATGTGGCCTTGACATTCAGCAAAATGGATCGGCTAGTCTGGAATGTTTGGAAGGGTGAGACCCAACTGTGGGTCACGACATGGCATTACCCAACTGACAAACCATCAAGGGGGAGGTTATATCTAGCTCACATTTGTGGGCTCAAAAAAAGGTGAGGGTCAATATGAGGATCGCTTTTTTCGACATTGAAACAACTGACTTGCGTGCACTTATGGGCCGCGTACTATGCTGCTCATTCCTACCCTACAGTCCCGACCCTGATGATCAGTGGGCGCCCTACACATTCAGGGGTGACGCTAGACAGTACAAAGGTCGCAGCGCCATTGATGATTCTAAACTAGTCGATGCGATTCGCAATGAGCTAGAGAAATACAACATGATCGTTGGCTGGAATTCCAAACTGTTCGATGTCCCCTTTGTCAATGCTCGCTTGATGCGCGCACGTAAGCGCCCGTTCTCTGCACAGCTTCACCTAGATCTCATGTGGTATGCCGGAGGGTCCTCTACCCGGGTGGGTAGCCGCAAGCTGGTGAACGTTCAGAAGTACCTCGGAGTGGACGCGGTAAAGACAGACATCTCTTGGGATGATTGGCAACTGGCCGGCATGGGTGACACTGAAGCATTTAACAATGTCGTCGAGCACTGTGAGGCTGATGTTCGGGTACTCGCTGATGTCTATCCTTACCTTATTCCATATGTCAAGAACATCCATAAGTAGGAGCTAAAAAATGAGTATCAACGTAGTCATCGAGGACCTAGTGTTGAATGTGTCCATTCAAAATCTTACCTGGGAAGCTGGACTTCAAGCTATTCGCGCATTAGGTAAAGGTGTCTTGGTAAGTCTAACGACACAAGGGAATGGTTTTGCATTGCGTTTGACAGATGTCAAGTGGACTGACCTAGAGCGTGCAATGTACAGCCTCAATAAGGTAGTGCCCTCTGGCCCTGTCACATTGAAGCCAGTAACTCCCGACACTATTGAGTACCGATGACATTCTTCTACGTCCTACTGCTCTTGCAGTGGGCCTGGCAATGTTACGTAAATGATTGGGGCATGTACCGATGACCGAAGAGCTTGATGTCTGGCGCATCAAAGATGATAACGAGCTAAATGGACTGCGCGATAGGGCAGAGCTACAAAAGCTGCTACTGGAATCGGAGGTCCTAAAGTACAGTATCAATAGGACCAATTATAGTATGCCTGGTAAGCAGACGCTATTAATCACTGATGTTTCAGATTTCACTGCGACCGGTGTTTTGGATACGCTACTGTATCATGAATCCAATACCCCCGGTAAGCCTATTCGCATCAGGCTATTGTCCCCCGGCGGATCAGTGTTCGCAGGCTTCGCTATATACGATGCGGTTAAATCAAGTGCCTCCCGTGGCCATGAGATTGAGGTTACCGGCTATGGGTACACGGCCAGTATGGCTGTGACCATTCTCCAAGCCGGTACAGTCCGACGCCTACGGCCAAATGCATACATGATGATTCACGAGGTCTCGTCAGGGATGCTCGGGAAGTATTCCGAGATGAAAGACGAGGTCGACTTTGTCAATAGGCTAACAAACCGAGTGTGGGATGCACTGGCGGAGAGGTCCACCCTTTCTGCCGCACAAATCAAGCGTAAGTGTGCTCGTAAAGATTGGTGGCTAGACGCGGAGGAGGCCCTAAAGTATGGATTCATTGATGAAATCGCTACGGATTGATGGGCGCTTTGACGCACTAATCCAAGAGATAAAGGCTGAGGCTGCACGCGCTCTGCGTAAGCATGGTTTTACCAACACCCCCGCCTGGCCATCGATGCCTAACAATGATAGATTCGTCATTGTTGCTGAGGAGTTCGGCGAGGTAGCTAGGGCATTGACCTATGACGAGGGGTCCCAAGACGGTTTACGTAAGGAGCTTATTCAATTGGCCACCATGGCTCTGATGTGGGTAGATGGTTTAGACTCTATGTTACACAACAAAAAGGCAATAGTCGAAGCTGTAATCAAGAATGAGTAACCTCCTTCCCTTTCCTCCATACTATATGGGTCCCGAAGAGCCTAAGGACCGCGCTCCACGTGTGGAGTATCAAGGATACATGCATAGAAAAGAGTGCATGCTAATTATGCAACCACCAATTGATCCTGATATGGACACTGGCGATTGGCAAGATTTCTGCACCTGTCCCTATAAGCGTAAGGTGAAAGATGCTTGAGTTAAAGCCTGAGTACACAGGCGAGCAGATTCTAGCAATGATTAAAGAACTACGTGTCGAGCACAAGCTCTGGCAAGATCGCCAGCTCAATGGCTACGTGCGCGCGTGCAAGCTGCTAGGTAAACCAATCAGTCATGGTGTCAACCACCGTGCAACCGTAAAGCGTCGGGCTAAGAACAAGGTAGCTCGCGTATCTAGGAGAGTGAACCGTTGACGTACCTTGAGGGTGCTGCACTAGGAATTGTATTGGGCGCAATAGGAACAGCCATTGTAACTCTATTCATTATCCATCCCTGGCCTATGCTTGCCATTTTATCCTTTGTTATTGTTTTTGGTGGTGCTGGCATGGCCATTGTATGGCTGGGTAGGAAGTATGGCTAAGTTGTCGTACAAAGAAAAGGAACGCTTGGACAAGCGTATGAAATACTTCCTCAACCTATTGAGAATTGAGCGCGTATACAAGGCTGCTGTTAGAGCTGGGTACTACACTTTCCCCGTGCAGCGCATTCTTGATGAAACTATACCGTACGACTTCGGCGATCGTATTGTATTCTTCCTAGCGGATGAGGACGCAAAGAATTCTTACGGCAAATACCAAGTGGTCGATTACAAGAACAATACCGTAACTGCCCGGCGTATTGACACAGTTGAACAGGTGACTATATGAATAATGATCCTAATAAGTATGTAATCGCCACGGTAACGCTGGTCATCGATGGTCAACAGATCAGGGGTGAGCGTGTACTCCCTCGCAATGAACTAAACTCATGGCGAGGTTACGGACCTTGTGATGGGCTAGCCCAGATTTACCGTGTGCTAGCTACCGATGTGATTGAGGATTGGTCGCGGGCCAATGCCCAGAAGGAATAATAGGTATAAGAAGATGTCGCCGGCTGAGTTTCGTTTCTATATGGCGCTTCGCAAAGACAAGCCCATCGAGCCTGCGACCAAACACCAAGGGCGCAAGCACCGTTCTAACAAGACTCGTACTATCACCACAGTGGAGGAATCATGACACTCAAGTTCACACCGCCAAAGGATCTCACGCGCCGCTATGCTATTTACATTCCGAGGCGTAACCGGTTCATTCAGTACCTGACTTTGGGGAATGCCAAGACTGGATTTTATGCTCACGGCTGGGGTAGTGGCAGTGACGCCTGTACTTATGGCCCCGGTAAGATCTTAGAACTAGTGGATGGTGAATGGTACACACTATTTGACATCCCTACCTCCGTGGTACGGGATAAACTACCCTGGCGAAAGGATGTCAAGACGTATTCTTGGCATAAGTCCAGTACCAATAGGGCTGTCCAAATGACCCGGGAAGAATACGCCGATTGGCGCTTGGCTGTATTCCGAGAGCAGAACCCACAGCCTGACTTCTTTGGCCTACGGTAATGACTGACGACGCGGAAGCGTACAAGAAAGAATGGGCCACTAAGTCAGGTAGGGCAGAGAGGGAAATCTACGTGCCCTATGCTCTCGACAATCAACCCCCACCAGAAATGAGTGACCCTGTCTGGTGTGAAACCTGTCAAGAATACCATGACTATAACGACTGGTACTAAGGGCACCAAGTGCACGAGCAAGTGCAGGGCACCCTCTGAAGCTCAGGCGCATTGCTCGATATGTCACGAGACCTTTGCGAGTGTCTCTCTATTCGATGAGCATCACCGCGACTTCAAGATTGTGGGTCGTAATCAGAGTTACCGAGGCACTTGTCTAAAGCCAAAGGTTCTCAAGCTGGTCAAAGTCTACGACGTATGGGACACGAAAGCTCATGCCAGCGTAGTTCGCAGGAGGGTCGAGGCCATGCACAAGGCGCGATCCGAGGGGTCTGTGTAAGCCACAGGCTTTAGATCTTTGGAGGTTGGTAGGTTGGTGTACCCCAGCGACAGTGACAAGCCCTGCCAGGTCTGTCACGAGGCACCAAGAATGCAGAGACTAGGTATCCATTTCATGGTGTGTCAGGAGTGTTTTGATTCCCAAGCGTATTACGACAGCTTGACACCTGATGAACGACGCGAGGAAGAGGAATCGATTGCAAGGTATGTAGATGAGACCAGCGGGGGTGTCTAAGTACGTGGATCGACCCAATATTGATACAACACTTATGACAATTGCCATCCTCTTTGGTGATCGCTCGACATGCTCACGGAAACAGGTTGGTGCAGTAATCGCAAGAGACAGTAGGGTAATAAGCTCTGGCTATAACGGTGCTCCCGCCGGAATGCCCCATTGTGACCATAGCCGTGACCATGAGATCATTCCAATGTCCTATACTGACGAGTATATACTCAAGATTGAAGGATGTAAGGTCGCTGTCCACGCGGAGGTTAATGCTATTGCCTTTGCCGCTCGTTATGGTCTGCGTACCGAGGGATGCACGCTATACACCACGCTCTCTCCCTGTGTGAGCTGTGCTCAGTTGATTATCAACGCGGGAATTACCCGCGTAGTATGGAACGAGATCTATCGGGATACGACGGGGGCAGAGTTACTAAAGAAGGCTGGAGCAACAATTGATAGGATAAGCTAAATACAAAGAAGCCCCCTCACTCTCACCCGTGGCTCATGGCCATTGGGATTGAGTGAGGGGGCTTCTTTTTTTATGCCCCCAGCGAGGGGGCGGACACTGAGGGCAAGGTTTCTATTCCTGGGAGTCGCCAGCCGAACCGTCCACGTTGCCAGTGGGGGTTACCCGGGCACGTAAGCTTTCGACGGTCGGTACGGCTAGGAGAGCGGCGCCTAATGCCAGGAACAAAGGTACGGCGGCCGTGGTCACAACTCCGTAGAATACTAGAACCGCGAGCACCGCCCCGACAATACCATATAGGTATAACCGGACGGGCTCATTCTGTAACCAAGATACCCAACTCATCTTAAACCACCGGTGGCTTTAACAGGGCCTCGATAGCTTCGAGCTTGGTATTGACCCTATCCAGCTTGAGATTCAACTCATAGAACTGACGAACTAGCCAGTTAATTGGAATGCCGCCGGCCATAGTCTGATTCGGTTCGGGTCGCTTACCCTTCTCAAGCACATAATCTACGCGCTCAGCATGGTCCACGTTACTTGCCTCCTTAGGTGGTGATGGTTGAGACGGAGCAGCCGAACCGCCAATCATCGTGGCAAAGTCCGCTTCCGTTCCCCTGAATGCATTAGCGTCACACGTCGACTGCCCACCAATGATTGCCCGCGATCCGTATTGCCAGATTCTCGGCATCCGGCCAGAGTAGGTAACCCAACCTGCGCCTGTGTCACCCGGATAGAGTGGCTTGAAATGCGCAGCGGGGTTATTGCCATAGTTGGCATTCCAAAGGACCCGGCCAGTATTGGGTATAGAATTGCCATACTGTCCGCGCGACGCATAAAGGATAGCCTTTTTACCGGTACGTCGTTCCAGCTCAGCAGCTACTGCCTCACCTAAGATGGGTGACACAGCATCATACGGCCACTTCTCCAAGTCGACCTGATGAAACCACCCGGGGTAGGTCCGCCACCACGGCACCTGCTGATCTAGGAATGCTAGACAGGTAGTGACCTGGGTAGCCGGTGGCACATTACTACGCACCACAATATAGTGACCAATGAATGGAATACCCACCGCCTTGGCAGCATTCAACTGAAGTCCCATGCGAGTATGTTTGAATACGTTACCCGATGACTGCTCAGTTGACTTGTGAGTCAGGAACTTAATTCCCTCGTTCTTAGCATTCTGAATGTGGGCCGGTCGGGCGCCTCGATCGTAATCAAAGTCGCTCATATCCCAACCAAAGATGGTCATTAGTGAACCTCCAATGCATCGGCTCGCTGTGACACATTCGCCAGTCGACCTTGTACCTTGGCCAATTCCCTTACCAGCCAGTTAATAGGCACACCACCAATGGTTTGATTAGGCTCAGGCCGATTACCGGTCTCAAGGATGTGGTCCACTCTGGCCATATCACCAGCCACCACCACAGGGGTATTCCGCAGTAGCCGATCCAAGGTGCCCTCGTCCATAGCAAGATGGACATGGTTGACATGATCTGCCTTGGTGCCAGCATCGAAATCTCGCCAGACACCATGCTGAATATACCAACCCCGATCGGGACTGGTGTGGATCAGTTCGGCCAGGTCAACGCGGTAATTGTTGTACAACCATTCCGCAAAGGCTCGCATCTTCTGCTGACCAACAGCAATGCCGTACTTGTCATAAGCACCAACATCAATGGCAGCCGTAGGATACCCACGATACGACAGGCCACCGTGGTGAGACCCGGGGCCAGCGCGATAGCCACTAGTTATATATAACTCTTCTGAATGGGGATACCTATCCGCGAAAGCCTTTAGCTTAAGGCCAACAGGACCTAGTGTCGCCCCATACCTAACTTCAATAGCCACTTTAGTCCTTTCCTTAGGCGCCGCTTAGTCCTTTCACAACCCTCTCCCCATCACTGGTATCGCCGACTTTCCTACGCCAGATATCTTGTGAATGCAGCGCAGGTGTACTGCCCTGAGGGTCGGGGTTTCTGATGATAACAGTTATTACCCCGTTCTCACTATCGGGATCGAGAGTTACGAATGGTTGATTGGGCTCGACATAGTCCATGCTGATGCGGTGCCTAATAGGTGCACCTTCTAAGCCTTCCGAATTCTTAGTTGTCAATTGAACGACGTAGGACTTGTTGTCCACTAAGAAATAGCCAGGAACATAGGCCCTATCAGCCGACCCCACTAGCCATTGACTATCGTAAACAGTCAGACCATCGGAATCATCGATGATGGTAATTCGGTATTGTGACTGTGAGGTATTGGTCCACGTTACTTCGATACTGCTAAGTACATGTACCTGCGCTGCTGTTGCAGCGTCAGCAGTCAACTCAAGCACCTTCATTCCGGTACTTGACGCGGGCTGTGTCAACGACATACGTATACCATCTACAGCGGCCAGGGTAGTGCGCTCACTGTCGGAAACAACTCCGACCAGTTCCCATCGCATTGCACCCTGTGTCAAAATCACTCTAGCTAGGTGACCATCCAACGCAATAACCATAGTCATGGCTGTCGTGGTACCCGTAGGCATACCAACAAGTTCAACGGTACCAAGGACCGTGGTTGCACCGTTAGTAATCTTTGCCAACTCCATTGTCTTGACACCGGCCGGAGTGATCGCGATGGTTGCCCTGATAACTTGTCCACCACCTGTAGTGGTGTACTTGGCTGCGACATAAACGGTACGGTCATTACCAGATGGTGACGTGGTATCCAATTCAAAGGGTAGGGTAACCCGACAGTCACCAGTCCCGTTGATATCTAGGTCAGCTACATGAGGCGTACCAATTACCGTCGGGTTGGCTGTGGCCTTCGTACCGTCACATGTCCACCCGTTAGCTACCCAGTTTGCACCGGGACTGGTAGGTGATGGTGTGCTTGCGTTCAAGGCACCGGATCTAGTGAACTGATCCAATGCTTTAGTAATATAGGTTTCCGGGGGATAGGTCATAACCACAGTGCTATTCACAGATGGAACTACAACAGCGGCAGAGCTATAAACACCACTGGTCAAGCTCCCCGAATCCCAGATTTTTACCTTGTACGTATGGTTAGCATCCCCATCCGTACCCCACGCCGCCGGTAAGGTAACACCCTGCGTGGCCGTGCTATTCTGTTGCTCGGTAGCTTGCCACGTGCTATCGCTAGCTCGCCAGTAGGACAGAGACCCGGCACCAATTTGCCTGCTCAATGCATACGCGCTCTGCGTCTCCAGCTCATTGAGATCTGTGAAATCCCAGGTGAAACTAAGAGGCAGCCCTACATCAGCCGTGCTGAATTCCGCGGGCGTTAGGAAAAACGGGGTACCTGGTGTTACCTGCTGCGCTATCTGCGTGTGCGTCTGGACATTGCTGGCGTGATCAGAGTAGATATCATACTTGGCTGTCCAGTGTGCACTAGCCCTGATTCCCCAGTTATTACCAGCGGAGTCCTCGGTAGTCGATACAGCTAACGTCCACGTTCCCCATACTGCACCGGAGTTTGTAAAATCTATGTAGTAAATATTGGTGTTGGACGTTCCAACGGCGAAGATCTTGAAATCACACCCCCCTGCCTTAGGGAGGAATGCAATTGCACAGGTCTTGACTACACCGGCCGGATGAGCAGTTGGCGTAGTCCTAATAGTGGTCGATGTGTTGGCCGAGTTACGCTCATAGACAGTAACAGCAGTGTCATTGGGAATAGGCACAGAGAATACACCCGGTGCCCAGCGTCCGCCGACAGCTTCCTGTGCCGCGACACCCGTAGCCAGGGTAACTGTGGATGGGCTGAGTAACCATCTACCAATGTACTTAATCTTTGTCAGCCGGATGGTAGTTCGGCCCCACGCTAGCCACATATTCCACGTACTACTGCTGTGACCGTTGCCGATATGTTCAAGCTCCAATATCGGTCTGATCGTCCCACTGCCAGTGTGTAACCATACGCTGCTACCTTGGAAATTTGCTTTAGTGGCAGTGAATGTCCACGTTGCACCTAGGTCAATATTCACACTGCACAATTCGACTCCGTGCAGAGATCCGGACACTCGACCGAACGCAATGAATGCCTTAAATCTATGCGGGGCAAAACGCATTACAACTAGGCTCATCCCACCCGTAGTAGATCCGGGGGTACCCCCGTCAGCTAGGTTGCTTACCACAACCTCAGGGCCTGCCGTATATGAGGTGTCACTGTTCTTAGTGAACCTAATATAACAGACCTTGTCCCGACCACCCTCATTAACACGGTAGGCCAAGTGCAGGTAGATCAACGAATCAGTGATCAGGTTTGACCACTCCTGTAACCCGGTCCGGGTAAAGGTGAACGTCGAGCTGGACCACGTTGACCCTTGATTGTTACTGTAATACAGGGTGAGTGTAGTAGACCCAGTCTTGACGAACATATACATAGGCCCACCCGAGAACTGATCGAGGTGCGCTTGACCGGGATACTTGAATACGCTAGCTTGTGTGGAGTTAGCAATAGTGGACAAGGTCTAACTCCCTTCAGCTATGGCGTAGGTGTAAATGCCTGTGTATACCTCATGAGTTTCTGAGCCTCACCCAATATGGCAATGTTCGGTCGACCATCTAAGAAGTCAATCAGGTTCTGAAAAAGTGCATCAGCCTCAGCGTCAGTACCATTAGGTACTTGCAATGTGATATTGAAGATCAGAACATCGTTGAGTTTGAATTCCGCTACTCGCGAGATAACATTGTGCTGTACCGGTGTTGCGGCTGGCATTGACTTACCCCCTTATTGCGTTAGCCCATCCCATTGCACTCTGAAATCACTCTCCAAAACAGTGCAAGTGAATGACGAGACTTGGAAAGTTACCTCATACACGCGAGTCCTCAAAGGAAACAACGTCCGTCTATAGTAGATTGTTTGCCGGGCATTCACACCCTGCAATTCACCCGTACCACCCAGGATCGTTTGTGTCCAGAATGTATTACCGTCTTCCTTGATTCTGACTGTGGTATCACGGTTATCACCATTCATACCATGTACTGCGTGATACGTTAAAAGTACACGCTCCCCTGGCTTAGCCGGATAGGTCAGAGTGGTAACAGGGTCCTCGGTAGTTGTACCGGTGGCCTGGTCTATATACTCATAGAGATTGGGTCGCTCGCCATACGATGAGGTAACTACAAAGTCCTTACCTACACGGCTGATGATAACCCGGTTACCCTCTCGCAGATCAAGTCCACCAACAGCCCGCATAGGCACTGCCAATCCCGAGCCATCCATCTTTACGGCCAACGGGGAAACCTCAACGATGGTGCCAGCATAAAGTGCATCGCTGGTAGTCGCTTCTATTCTTTGGTCAACCGCGTCTAAGACACCTTCGATGAACGTCATTACACATTCCTCCAAGTATGTCCCATGTCCCCACCATCTAGTGGCAGCTCCCAGGCATAACCCAAAACCTCGACCGGCTGAGTCAGTGCGTTATCGTTCAAGGTTAATCTATCAAAGTGCCAGTGCAAAGGGTTAGGAACAGTTTTCAACGAGTATGTGGTCGCGACATCCTTGTCCGCTGCAATGGTGACCCTGGCCTGTTCTTCCAAAGATGCCTGATCAGCTGCCTCTACCTGAATGGTCTTAGTAATGACTCGACCCCCACGCGCAGCCACACTAGTTGGCCCATCAAAATCATTGATGTATGTGAAGATACCATTACCCTCTTCTGGTGTCTCATCAGCGAGGTTGTTATTCCGTACAGCTACCCAGCGATTAGGTGCTTCGTAAAAATCGAAAGTGACCGAACGATCGGGGGAGATATTACCTCTAATCGAGTCAGTGTCATAGGTCCACTCACTGGCCCTATTAACAGGTGCAATATATGGCTGCACTCTGAGTGCACCATTCCAGTCAGACCATATACCTTGATAGTTGATAGCTGCCAACAGATCATTGACCACTGTCAACCAAGTAATCTGATCCTGCATAGGCCAGATTCTATCAGCCGGTAGGACTGATGTAATCTTCTGAGGGTCAATGATATATGAGGTAAACCCCTGGTCAATCAGGATAGCCTCGACGGCCGCCAGGTAACCCGTACCTGTCGCCTCAAAATGTGCATCGCCCACGGGGGTAGCCAACCTGTGCAGGATATCTACGCCCTTTACCTCGTACGTGATTGGTATCCTAGAGAGATCTCTAGTAGGAGCATTGGTATAGTACGCACCGAGGTTGAACCGGGCACTATCGCCATCCGCCGAGATAACCATATACGGTCGAATGATTGCTTGTCCCCAGTCCAACTCCTCAGTGAGTGTAATGCTCAATTCAGCATGAATATTGGCAAAGCTCTGCCGTCGGACAGATCCACCTTGCCGTTCAACAAACTCACTAATATCGTGGATAACCAATAGACTCTGATCTAATAGTTCACAGCCCAAATCCACATGGATCGATGAAGCATCAGTAAGTAGTCGCTGAATAGTTTCAGTAGTCAGATTCTCTCGGGGGGAGGTAAGCAACCCTTGCAAGGTTTAACCCCCTTCCACAAAAGTCACCTCTTCTAGTGAGATGGTACAGTTATATTCATCAGGTTCTCTATCGGGCTCTTCCCACGGGACACTGAAATAGACACCGAAGAACTTGTTACCCCGGTTGTCCCTTACACATACCGTCTGGCCAACCCACTCTTCGAGTTTGCGCAACTGGGCAAAGGAAATACGTACCAAGGTGAATACGTATTTCCCCTGCAATCCCACAGTTGTTACTGCTCGCTGCCGGCCACCGGCATATTGGCGTACATCACCTTCACTAGATCTGTTAGCTGTTCTGCTATTACTCTGTGCGGCTACTGATTCACCAGTCTCTGCCAGATTGATCCACAACTTAGTCAGCGTAATAAGAGCCATTAGCGCCGCCTCCCTGTGGATTTGATCTGTGCACCAACTGAATTGATTTCAGCACCTACTTGCCCGCCGACATTTTCAACAGCGTTGGTATTCTTCTTAGCTTCACCGAGCAGCTCAGACAGCTTATTACTAATATTAATAAGGAGAGTGGCCACAGCCGTTTCCTCATCATGGGTACGAACAAACTCGGTCTTACCCGAGCCGTTATATCCCCACATACCGTCAGGCCAGGCACCACCCTTATCGAACACACCGATACTAGGCTGTACCGCACCACCCCGCTTGAATCCATTGGGATCATACCCAGGATCAAAGCCTCGGATAATAGATACAGCTTCGCCGCGCCTTTGCTGGTACCTCTGGGGGAATGCAGAAATCTGCACAGCCTGAGCCAAGGATCCGGCATTACCATAGCGACCCTCGATCGCTTGGGCACGACGTACGAAGCTGGCCGTAGCGTACGGGACATTCATAATCTGTTGAGGCGTACCCCAACCCGCCGATGGACGTTGCTGCAAGAAACCCAGCGAGTCACGATCACCGAAGTTCAGATTACGCATACCACTTTCAACTAAGCCGGCTTCGAACAGAGCCAACATGACCTTACGTGATGCATTCATGGCCTTAGCCTGATTGTATGCATCCCTGGCTACGTCGCCACTAGCACCGACAACTACACCACCAGACCTAGAATCAAAGAGACTCTTGAGCGCATTAATTGGTAGCATACCCACTCCCTTGATTGCCTGTGAAGCCACAGACGCATCCTTGGGGAGGAAGTTAGTTGCCGCATTCAATGCCTTATCGAATAGTTTCTTTATTAACTTACCGGCTGGGCTGAGTAGCCAAGACAGTAAGCCACCTCCGCCACCCGGGCTCGCACCGATAGGGATAGGTCCACCCATCATCTCGGTCAAACCCACTTGCTCAGCGGCAAAGTGAAGGTGGTTACGGTGCTCATTTACAACTGGCCCGGTCATAGTAACCCGGCGACCACGTGTTACGTAGTAGCCACCACGACCGGTAGTGTGGATAAGCTCCAAAATGGACGCTGCCGATGCGAGCAACCTACTAGCCACAGCATCCTGATTGAAACCACTGAAGTCAGCAGCCAACCCGGAACCGTGCCATAATGGATCGCCTGGCCGATAACCAGACGACATCGGACCGGTACCACCATACTTACGGTAAACCGCATTGATGGCTGGAACCATTCCCATGTCTCGACCCATACCGGGGCGTACACCACCACCGATACTGAAGCCTGGCATGTCGCCAACTCCAGAGGCTCGCCCAGAAATAGCACCGCTTCTGATCATAGAACGAATGTTGTACATACCCTGTTGCCCGCCTACCTGGCGAACTTCATTAGCAGTTACGACATGTTCCCCAGCGGAAAGCTTGAAATACTCTGGGCCCTTGTTCGGAGTGAACATTCGCGCCCACACACTGTCAGAAGTACCATTACCCGGGCCGTAGACAGCACCACCCTGAGCGAATCCAACAGGCCCACCACCGGCCAACGGCGTAATGTGTGGGATCTTCAAACCCGGTGGGATCTTGTTAACCGCATCGACGACCTTATTCAATAGGCCAATGAAGTCATTCAATAGATTCTTAGCTCCGCCGACCATAGCACTTAGTGCATTGAGAACAGACACCCGGACCCTATTAATCCACTCATTGATTTGATTGAACATTGCCACCCATGCATTAGGTACAGTCTGCGTTACCCACTTAATCATGGGAGCGAAAATCACATCGCGGATGAATCCCCAAGCGGCAGAAACAGCAGAAACTACCCTACTCATTGTCTGACCAATGAAGTTGTCAAAAACTCTCCAAGCCGTCGTCAACGGCCCAGCAATGAAGTTAATCATGGCCTGGAGTATAGATCTAATAAAATTAGATGCTGCCTGTATAGCAACACTAACAGCGTGCCATACAGCTTCAGCCACTGATTGGAAAAATCTCCAAGTCGGTGCCATGACATTGTGGATATAGAAGAACATCAAATCCCACTGGCTCTTGATAAAGACCCATGCGGCACCGATAATTCCTCTAATAGCTGCCCAAGCTACTGCAAACACAGCCTGCCATAGCCACATCATGGTATTACCCAATAACTGCAAGGCAAGAGTCTGCGCGCTCCAAATAGCTTGCATGATACCCCAGGCAAACGACACAATGCTAGCAATGGTTCGCCATGCCGGTACAAATATGGTATTGACAACCCACGACATGGTGTTACCCACTACTTGCAGTGCAGCATGAAGAGCACCAAGGATAGGACTGATGATAGACCAGGCAAACGCTATGGCTCCCCTGATAGCATTCCACGCAGGGAGCATGACATTTTGCCATAGCCAGTTGGTTAAGTCACCACTCTTTTGAGTACCCGTATTCATACCACTGAACACAGCACCAATAATATTCCAAGCTGCTTGGGCAGCACTCTTAATACCGTTCCAAGCAGGCACCATAACAGTTTGCCATAGCCACAACATAGCCGCGCCTACAGCTTGAGTAGCTAGTCTAATACCATCCCAAACTGCATTTAGCGTACGAGCACTGAGTGTTACGGATAGAATAGCCATGTACACAGAGCCCATCATCATGGATCCTAGTGCACCAAACACAACCCTTAACATATCACCAGTGATGCCGATCTCACGCAATGCCGCCCCCATCTCGACCAACGCAGGGCGAAGGGTAGCCCAGTTGGCACTTAGAGATGCCAGTAATTCTCCGGACATACGGATTAGTAGACCGACCAACCTAATCAGATCAGACATGGCTAGTCTGGCACCCTCTACAGCCTCAGGGCTACTTAGCTTACTAAAGAAATAGGATATTGAATCACCAAGACCGGGGAGCGCCGCAGCTAGTGCGTCAATAATAGGTCTAGATGCTATTACAGCCTGTGTCAATCCCGGCATAGAATTTTCAGCTAGCTTGGCTATACCATTGGCCAATGCACCTATGGTAGGTAGCACTGCCTTAAACATTTCCTCAATTCTAGGCATCACACGAGTAGCAGTCAGTGCAAACCTATCAAGGGCACTGGCAATCAAAGGAGCCAATGGCTTAGCAGCTTCTTTCAAAGGCCCTATTACACGGTCCTTTAGTCGTTGCCCAGCCGCAATAACTCTAGGGTCATCAGCTACTAAAGCAATACCTCCGGCAAGTACAGCGATGTTCAACCCACCGAGGATGGCGGCGGTAATAGCTGCACCCAAGAACACAGTACCAGCGATAATACCGTTACCAATGCTGGCAACTATTACAGATACAGCAGCCACACTAATAGGTGTAGACAATGCAGCAGTAATTGATCTAGATATACCATGTGCAACAAACTCAAAAAGCGAGGCACCGAAGGCAGGGTCCGGTACGAACGCTCGGGCCAACCCTGACTTAATCTTTGCCCCTAAGGTCTCAGTATCTACGTCAGCCTTAACCTCAAAGGCCATAGACTTCTTAAGCCGCTCAATCTCCGCGAGCGCCTTGACACTATCAATTCTAATGGTAGCGTTGGGAGGGTTGGTAGCAAGCTCGCGCAGCTCAGCCTCAACACGGTCAATCTCTCGCAGAGCATCTGACACATCAGCGTCTAAATCAATAGGTGCAACATTCAACCTGGCTAGCCGTTCGTTAAATGCATTAGCTGCCTTGTCTCCCGCATCCGCGCCAGCCTGTTGTCCAGCTACTCCAAGAACATCAAACATACCCTTAGATGCTTTGATTACTTCCTTGGAGAATTCCTTTGCGAATGCATCACCCGCCTGATCACCAGACTCTGACCCCATTGCACGAGACTCTACAATTAGCTTGGAACCTTCCGCGCGTAGGCTGATGAATGCCTCTGCGAGAGTAGCCATATCTCAACCTACCCCCTCCCCTAGCTTAATTGCCGGCGCCTCAACGCGGTACGCAGATACTTTTTCTTAAGCTCTTGGAACATACCGTAATTGAATAACTTCCTAGCAGCCTCGGTAGATACCCTGATTTCACCAATGCCAGATTTCTTCACCAGGATCTTAGAAATCAAAAGACCGGTACGCCTTGGGGCTAGGGGTACAGCCTCTAGTCTGAGTTGCACACCCTGCCTATATACCTCTTGGCTAACCTCTCGACTATTCAGTAATTCCTCTACCTCGTCAAGGTTTACATTGACTTCTGACATCTAATACCTCCGTAGGGTTGAAACCTACGCTCATAATACGGAGAGCATAGGGCGCATTACTTCCTATACTCTCCCATACCAAAGGCTTCCATCAATGTTCGAACCTTACTGGACCTCTCCGGAGCCTTAGATTCTTCTAGTGGGCTATCCAGCCATTGATTGTATTCGTATATCTTATCGTCAATGTCGACAAGCTCCACCTCTACACCCTGAGATTTCGCTATTGCAGTCAACAGCCGTTCTGTCTGTGCACGCTGCTCTACAGTGCTCAAGCGAATGACATAGATGAGCGAGATTAGTTGCCTGAGGTTGAGCGACCTGAACGTGCCTCGATACGTAGCATCAAAGCCCTTTGCAGATCCTCCCGCCCCTCCAAAAGCTTGAATGCCTCCTCCTCCGAAGGCGTATAAGATCCTACCTTCAAGTTCGAGTCTGTGCTCGAATCCCCATGCGCCGAGTCTCGCGACTCTTTCGTAGGGACCCCCGTCACCGCCGCCATTAGATCTTGAGACAGTTTC